GGATGCTGAGGGAGGCTCAGAAGCTGATCCAGAAGAGTCCATTGACATGACTCAATTCTGCACAAGCCGGACTCACGCGGAGTTGATCGGCAAATATCGGTTGTTGTTGAGAAAGCATATTGATCACACAATCAGCTTCAAAACGACGCCAAGCTCTGCCCTTGAGCTTGAAGCTGGCGATTACATCAAAGTGATTTCGATTTCTACACACACCAGCCGATTCAACAACGGCAGCGTTGATGACGAGGGCAACGTAACTGCGACAGTGGACCTGGCAAATTCAACTGGCCATCCAGTGTTTTATTGGCGGCCTGGCTTGCAGGATGTGTTGTCTGGTTCAATGCCAGTCACGTCTATGAAGACAGGCAACTCAGAATTTTTTGACTCAATCTTCACTCTCAGAGTCCAAGAGGAGCCAAAGCGTATTTACAGGATCGACAGCTTGACCATTGATGAGGACGGCTATGTCGACATCAGCGCAACTCACCAGCCCTTGGATGATCGCGGTGCGCTGGCTACACTGGGACTCAACAAAGGGTTGTTCAAGGTAACGAGCTGATGCCTGAGGTTGACTTCCCTGCGTTGGTCCCTTCGAGTCGCTCTTACCAGCCAGGCGTTTTTCCTGAAACGAAGTTTGAGGCTCAAAACGGTGCTGTAGTTCGGGTGCGCTACGGCAACCAAAGGACGAACAGTCGCTTGACCCTGACTTTCTCCAACATCACAGACGCCAATGCTAATTCGGTGTTGGAAAACTACGTCAACGTGACAAAGGCTGGTGATTACGTCGTGTTTACGGCGAGCAATGTCGCCAGGACGACGACAAGTGGAGAGCCTGGGGCCTTAACGCCTTGGTTCAGCGAGACAAACAGCGCGTTGAAGTGGAAATACGCATCTCCTCCGTCAGTCCAAAGCGTTAAGCCAGGTTTGAGTACAGTGAGCTGTGAGTTCGTAGGTGAGCTTGAGGGCATCTAACCATGGCTAAGTACTACGCGGGTCAAGATGGCAGCCTTGAGCTTGGTGGCGTTGCTGTCGCAAAGGTTGTTCAGTGGGCATTCAGCGCAAACACAGAGGCGCTTGAAGTCACTGTTCTCAGTGAAAACGCACGGACTTTCACGACAGGGATGCGATCGGCGAGTGGCTCTTGCACTGTTTTGTATTACAGCGATGCTCCGGTCAACCTAATCAATCAAGTCAATCAAGACACTGCAGCAGACGTAACTATTGGACCAACAGCTCGATTAAAATTAAAGTTTGATGATAAATTTTTTGAGCTAAATGCTGTTCTTACCAGCGCAGAGCTTTCATGTGTTGTTGGAGAGGTGATGCGCGTCAACGTTGGATTCACCATGAGTGGTGATCTCGTGAGCAAGTCACTATGACAGTTTTTCTAGGCAATAACGGTCGAATTAGGCTCCGCAGAGCGACACCAGGGCGCACGTTTACTAGTGTGGTCGACCCTAGTGACGTAAATGTCACTAAGAAGCGATTTAGCTTTGACTTTCCGCAGGAGATGTTGCTAACGGGTGATCGTCTGCAGATCAAAAGCACTGACGGCTCAAACCTTGCTTTTATCAATGGCGCGGGATGGGACGGTGGCAGTCAGCTGCCTGACGGCACTTGGTATATCAACGTTGATGAGCTTGGCGGCGTTTGCCTTTATGACACTTTTGCAAACGCATTGAATGGTCAGAACACAGGCAAAATCGCATTGGCCGCGATTACCTCTTCAATCCCGATTGAAGTAAAGAGCGTTCAAGCCGAGTACAACATCCTTGGTTTAGTTAGATCTTTTGAGCTAAACAATGATCGAGAAGTTGTTGACGTAACCGTTCTCAGCGACGAGTTTCGCAAGAACGAAAGCGGCTTAATTAGTGGCAGTGGAAGTGTCAGTTGTGAATTTCATTACGACCCTGACGCAGCAGGCGAATCGGTAGACACTGATGTTCCCAGCTACTTGCACGAGTTGATTTTGCGGCAAAAGCTAGGCGCTGAATTTGACGCCGAGCTTTACATCGTTGATCAAGGTCAAAACGCAGAATCAACAAATGACTTCTTTTATTTTGAGTTCAAAGGCATCGTCACTAATGCTGCGATTAGCCTTGGCGTGGGTCAGTTGACTGTTTCCAATTTCAACTTTGTCACCACAGGTCCCATCTCACCCAAGCTTGGCATTGGTGTGATTACCAACTATGTCCTGAAAGAAGACACCGACAAGATCCTGCTTGAGCAGCCTGGCGGCGGTAAGCTGGAACTTGAAACTGACTAAACCCGCAGGGGGACTTGGGCAATGGCAGATCTCAAGATATCCGCCCTAAACGAACTGGCTGAAGCCGACGTAGCTTCAACTGATGTTCTGCCCATTGCGGACGTAAGCGCAAGCGAGACCAAGAAAGTCACTGTTAAGAGCCTGGTTGAGCAGGGTGTTGACCTTATTGATGACGCCAGTATTCCGGCGGCCAAGCTTGCGTCTATAAGTCCGAGTTCATTAGGCAGCAGTACAGGAGCAAAGGAGTTTATTGCTGGCCCGACTGGTGCCGGTGGCAGTTACACCTCTCGTGTCATTGCCTCTACTGACCTGCCAGCCGGTACGGCTTCTGCGATTGGCGGAGCAGCAGCTGGCAATGGCCTGACTTCTACTTCAGGCACCTTTTCAGTTAATGCAGCCTCGACCACTGCTCTTGGCGGCATCAGCGTTCCAAGCGCTTCTGGGCTGAACGTTAATGGCAGTGGTGTCATTTCTCACCAGTCCAGTGTCACTGGCCAGACTAAAAACGGTTTTACCGTCAATGACTCAGGTCACATCACCGCAGTTGGGAGCATTGCGGCGAGTGACCTGCCGAAGGCCACTACATCTGCTGTTGGTGGCGTTTCTGTTGGCAGCGGTCTCAGCGTTACTTCTGGTGGTCAGCTGAATCACACCGACAGCATTACGGCTGGAACGACAAGTGGGATCACCTTTAACGCCCAGGGTCACATCACAGCAGCAACAGCTCTTACTGGCACTGACCTGCCCGCAAGTACAACAACCGCAAAAGGTGGCGTTTCTGTACCCTCGGGCGCTTTGTCTGTTAGTGGCACTGGAGCCCTAACACACGACATTTCAGGCGTAACTGCTGGAACTTATCCCAAGGTCACTGTTGACACTCGTGGTCACGTCACTGCAGGCACCACGCTGTCAGCTTCTGATATCCCAGACATCAGCGCAGCGAAACTGACTTCGGGAACGATTGGATCCACCCTGATCGCGAACGACGCGGTGACAGGCGGGAAACTCGCGGACTCTTCAACTGTCCGTTTCGCGGGCGCACCAGATACGGCAGGTGTCGTCAACTTTGGAACTGCAGACTTCCAGGGTCAGTTCCTATATGACGAGTATCACGATGACTTGTACCTCTGGACGGGGAACAGCTTCAAGTCAATCGACATTGTTAGTGGCGAGATCGTGCTCGCTGGAACGTATGACGCCAGCACGAACCTCGTTGCATCTGTAACGCCAAAGGGAACATCCATTGGTCTAACGGTTGGTCAGCCACTGATCGCACCAGCTGCATCCAACTCCAACCATTATTTGACCGTTAGCCAGTCGGGTACTGGATCAGGTAACGCGCCAGCAGTTGCCTTGGCACCGCCTGATTTCTTGCTGTCTACCGGCACAGCTTGGGAAGTTCTTGACCTGTCAACGGCGTTGGCAGCTACAGCGGCAAATAACGTCAGCTTTGCCCCTGCAGGCAACATTTCGGCCAGCAACGTTCAAGCTGCGATTCAAGAGCTTGACACTGAAAAAGCATCGCTGTCTGGCCCGACGTTCACTGGAACGACAACGTTCAGCGGCGATGTGCTGCTTGGAACGTCGGCAACTCTGACGTTTGAGGGCAGCTCTGCTGACGATTACGAGACCTCATTCACTTTTACGAATCCAACCGCTGACCGCTCGATTGCGTTCCCTGATGCCTCAGGGACCGTGGTTTTGACTGGCACAACTGGCACGGTCTCTAATGCAATGTTGGCCGGCAGCATTGCGCTGACCAAACTTGCAAACCTGACCTCTGGTCAGTTGATTGTTGGCAACAGCAGCAACGTACCAACAGCAGTCACACTTTCTGGCGATGCAACCATCTCCAACACTGGTGCATTGACCATTGCCAACGATGCGGTCACCGCAGATAAGTTGGCAAACACCAGTGTGACGGCGGCGTCTTACACCAACGCAAGCATCACCGTTGATGCTCAAGGCCGGATTACGGCTGCATCAAACGGAACAGCTGGCAACCCTGGCACGGTCACAAGCATCGATGTCACAGGTGGAACGGGCCTTTCATCTACTGGCGGACCGATTACTAGCAGCGGTGCAATTACGGTCAGCCTTGATAACACTGCTGTAACTGCTGGCAGCTACACGCTGGCAAGCATCACTGTTGATGCTCAGGGACGTATCACTGCTGCCTCTAACGGCACTGCAGCTGACGCCGACAAGATTTCTGAAGGCAACACTGAGGCGGAGGTTGTTGACACCGGCTCTAACGGTCACTTCAAGATCACCACTGAAGGCACGGAGCGAATCAGGGTGGGGCCTGCAGGCCAAATTGGGATTGCGGGTGCGAACTACGGCACTGCTGGTTACATGCTTGTTAGCGGTGGCGCGTCAGGCGCTGTCGCTTGGGCAGTACCCACAGCTGCGGTTGGTGGGGGCAGTGACAGGTGGGCAATGGAGCATGACAACACCATTACGACCAGCTACACCATTAGTACTGGCAAAAACGTAATCTCTGCAGGGCCGTTGACCATTAACAGTGGCGCTACAGTTACAGTGCCAAGTGGTAGTTCCTGGGTGGTAGTTGACTGATGGGCATTCGACTTAAGGGCCAAACTACCGGCTATGTGGAGATCAAGGCTCCAGCCACCTCAGCCGATAACACGCTGACTCTTCCTAACGGAAATGGGTCAAGCAACCAAGTCTTAACTACTGATGGTAGTGGCGGCCTGACATTTGCCGCTCCACAGCTTTCAACAGATACAACGCCCCAGCTGGGTGGTGATCTTGATGTCAACGGCAATGACATTGTTACCACCAGCAATGGCGATATTGATCTGGATCCGAATGGTTCTGGTCAAGTTGTCTTTAAGGGCAACGCAACTCGCGGTTCTGGTGCAGTCAAGCTGAATTGCGAAAACAACTCACACGGCATTCTTGTCAAAGGCCCACCGCATAGTGCAGGCGCTAACTACACGCTGACGCTGCCTAATGACACTGGAACGTCAGGGCAGCTGCTTTCTACGAATGGCAGCGGCGTAACCAGCTGGTCAACTGTTGAGGCAAGTCCAACTTTTCAAGCAACTGCTGATGGTGCTTTGACTGATGGGATGCCTGTAATTATTACTTCAAGCGGAAGCGTAAAATCTGCCGCGAGAGTTGTTACTGAGCATACCCCTTCAGTTTCAGCAGCTGAATCAAGTTTCGAAGCTGGTCAAACTAGAAACATGTCAACGGCTTACATGACAGATAAAAATGTTCATTTTGTAGCGTATTGCGATCAAGACGACGCTAACAGGGGGAAAATAATTCCGATCACGATTAACTCAAACGGCAGTTCGATGAGTTTTGGCGCTGATGTTACTTTTGACAGTAGTGCAATTAATAGCACCGAACTTGTATATGATCCTGTTAATGATATTGTTGGTCTTTGTTACACCAAAAGCAACGGCGACCTGCAATTTAAAATTGGCACGCTAACAGGAACTCAAGGTTCAGGTTCCGAATCTTTCAACAACCTAGATACGCTGCAAATTGATACTAGTGTTAGCGATAAGGTCAAGATGTTCGCCCATCCTGACGGCGGATTTGTTGTTTTTTACACGAAAAATAACACAATTAAGACAGAAGTGGTAAGCGTTAGCAACAATTCGCTGCAGGGCGGACTTGCCGATGGGCACATCGCTATGGGCCATGATGCTTATTTCGCCGTTTCTTATGACGGAGCTGACAAGTATGTAATTTGGTGGGGACAGGGTAGTTCAGCGCCTGGTAACGCTCGTGCTGCTAGACACACCGGCTCAGGAACCTCACGCAGGGTGGTCCTTGACCATTCAACTCAGCAGTTTGAATCTGACCAAATACATATTAGTGGCCCGAATCAAGCCGCTTATGACGCAAAAGCTGGTCGACATGTGTTTAGCTACCGCAACCAAAGTGACAGCGAAGACCTGTATGCTATTGCTTGCGAGCGTGCGAGTGACGGCACCTTAACTTTCGGCACAGCAGTTGAATATGAAACTAATTCAAACGAAAACGGGAAGCTATATTATGATCCTTTCGCGGAAAAAGTATTTGTGGTTGTGGCGGACAATAGTGACAATGACCTTGAATACCGAAAATTTACAATTAGCGGAAGCGCTATAACGGTTGGCAGCCCAACAAGTATTCGCGCCACGGTGACCTTGCATTATGATCTTGCTTTTAGCACTAGTGCACAGCGCTGGCTGCTTGTTTCTAGGCCGTCACCTAGCGGTGTTAATGGAGCAGCAAGTGCAGTCCAAATTTCAACAGCAGCATCTCAACTTACAACTGAAAACTACATAGGCATTTCAAACGGTGCTTACTCGAATGGTGCAACTGCAACTGTTCAAATTGTTGGGTCTGTAGATGATGCACAATCTGGCTTAACTCCAGGCCAGTCTTATTTTGTGCAGGATGATGGTTCGTTAGCGTTAACAGCCGATGCCACTATCGGCTCGGTCTTTGCTGGAACGGCGGTTAGTGCCACCAAGCTGATCGTTAAAGGCTAGACAAGGCACTACACTTGATCTAACGGCCCCACTGCTAATCAACCGATGGC